GATATAGCCCCACTTGTTCTTGTGGTCATATGCCACCATGATGGGATTGGTGATGCCTTTACCTGACTTGATATCCGCAGCGATGCTGTTGACAACCTCTCGGCTATTGGAGTGGGCGTGCTCGCCCAAACGATCAAACTCCATCAACGGCTTTAACGCATGAACAGAGACCATACCCGTAGCACTCTCGGTAGGATCACCCTCTAGATGACCCTTTCCTCCCGCGTACTTTTGTTCGACATTCTCTGGGACAGGAATCCTGAATTGATTAGGGTTGAGGTTCATTCGTTATCCTTACAGGCCTTGCAGCCACATTGCAGGCTGACACATGGGCAATCCTCATCAGATTGCAGGATTCCGCTGCCTTTGCACCATTCACAGGCTGTCATAAGGCGATTATGTCAGAGAGAGTTCTGTTACACACTCTATGTGTTAGGCTACTATCTATGAACCCATCCGTCATTCGTGAGATCTGTGGAACTGAATCAGGCTACAGAAAACACAGAAGAGAAGATGAGAAGCGTTGTGAGGAGTGCACCGTTGCTCATAACGAGCATCGCCGCAAGACATACAACACTGATAAGCAGAGGGCTCACAAAGAGAAGTATGAAGAGAAGGTCATCAAGCCAGCCCGCATCGCTCGCAAGAAGGCGCAGGAAGAGGCTAGGGCTAAAAAGAAAGCGGAGGCTCTGGCTCGCAAAGAGGAGAGACGACAGCGCGGCATTTTGTACAAACAAGAGAAAGAACGCCGTCGTATTGCTCATCAGGAGAAGTTACTGGCTATTGCTGAGCGTAAACGCATAAAGCGTGAGGGTATAGAGCAGCGTAAGGCTGAAAAGGCGTTACTCAGAGAGAAAAAACTTTTAGAGGCCGAGAATAATAAGCGTATAGCCAGAGAAGAGAGAAAGCAACGCTCGCTAGAACGCCAGGCTCGCCTTGCCGCTGAAAAAGAGGCTAAAGCCCTAGAGAAGGCTAAAAAGCAGGAGATGCTCAATAACCAACACGGAGTTACTGTGGGTGACTACACCCGTTGCCGTAAAAACAACAATGGCAATGCCTGCGGCCTCTGTAAGGGTGTCATGAATGCCTATGTGTCTCAAAAATCCAAGGAACCTGCATATAAAGACAGGGAAAAAGAGTGGAGAAAGAACAACCCACATCGTAGACCCCACAGTAACCGTGAGAGAGCCATTAAACGGGGCGTGCCTACCCAGTACTACACCCGTCAACAGATCATTGACCGTGATGGTACGGACTGCTACCTCTGCCATCTACCCCTTGACTTTGAGGCAAACCACGTCCAAGGCCAACCTGGGTGGGAGTTATACCCTCATGTAGAGCATGTGGTGCCCCTTGCCAAGGGCGGTCATGACATCCTTGATAACGTCAAGTTAGCCCATGCCAAATGCAACATCGACAAGGGCGTGGAACTCGTAAAAAAGGCTACTGTCTGACTTTTTAGGCCTCAACTCTCATGTGGTAGGGGTGGTAAAAGTGGTTTTTGGCTACTCTAAATCGAAAAAAGTCAAATGTCGAGTCTGAGCCCTGGGCCTGTTCCCTGTGCGATCGCATCTAACCATGGGGGGGTCGACGGATCTGCGATGTTTACGGTTCCTACCTCATTACAAGTCAGGTGCTAAACCGTTAACACACGCTCAGATGCAGGTCTGTAACGATGCTCGGTGACGAGTTGGGTGACAGCGTTCGGCTACTGCTGAATTGCAGGCGTGCGTGAGTGCTCGCAACACCAGACTGTCAGGTCTCCGACCTGCGTGTTATCAGGTACTAACGATCTCGATGCATCCATGCACACGCGCACCATCTAACTCGTGATACTTCCTGTGTTCTGTCAGGTTGCTTCAATAGTTACATGCATGCATGCGATCGATGTACTCACTAGGGGTACATGCATGCCATGTATCAATGCATGCAATCGAGGGATGTATCTATCTCTCTCTCTCTTCTCTTATCATCTCTGGAAGAAAAACCCTTTGGGCGGTTCTCACGCGTACCACATCACTGGGGTTACTCGCAAGTAACCACATGACACGACATATAACTTCGTGTGATCTACGTCACATACTAACTATCTACATCAATTTATGGGTATAAATCGGACATAACGCCCCCGTATGGGTGTGCCCTGATTAGGTTCCTGTACCCCTATAGGGTACATTCGTACATGAACGCACGCGGTAACGGTTTTAAATGGGTCAGAATCCCCTAGGGGCACTCATTAAAATCTGAGCCAGAAGTGAAAAAGGTTCAAGGTACACACGAGTTAGTGGGTGTACGCGCAGGTGCTCAGATCTTCGATCTGGTCACTGGTTCAGAATCCTCTAGGGGCAACCAGCGCGGTGACTAAAACCTCGTAGGGTGCTCAACTACATAACGGACTGCATGACCTGTCAGGGATGACGATCAGCAACTCGCAACGCTCGCCCCTATGGGGCTAGGTACTTATCTCCGTAAATCGGATGTACTAAGCGCACTGCGACCAGCGATCTACGACAGGCAACAGGCGATACAAATTAGATCAAAATCGGTGGGGATGGACTGACCTCTAAAGGGTTGCAGACGGTACTCAATCCGCTCCAAGCACAGTGAACCCACCGACTACTAATTGCCCTCAGATCGGCTCCCAGACCTCTCTGGTGGCTGTTCTGGGGGCAATCTGGTGCTCTCTCTAATGAAAGGCAAATCCAATGAAATCAAGTACCTTCGTAGGGGTAGATGGCAAAGTCATCGCTCGTGGCGTAATTAAGCCCCAATACATCGACCTTCGCCTAGCGGATGGCTCTCGTATCTTCTCCACTAAGTCGGATGGATACACACTGGAACTTCTACAGTCTCTGGAAATTAAGAGCATCATCAAAGGGGCGAAATAATGTCCCAGATCAGATGCTCAACTTGCGTAATCCGAGGCAACCGAGTGTGCCTACACATCGACATTAAAGGAGCAAAGTAATGACCACAGCAGGCGAAGCACGCGCAAAGATCAAGGCAGAACTTCTCACTCATCCCGACTACCTCCGCATCTCAAATCTGGACTATGCGCCAGAGGCGATCGAGGTCTATGTCAGCCTCTTCGGTGCCTTCAAGTTGGCATTCGGTGAAGAGTCCACTGTCGAGCAGTGGGAGCAGTACATCAGGGATGAGCGCAAGCGCGAGCACTACGAAGCACTGCGCGAACTTGTGATCGCCATCGCTGACTCAAAGGTGGGCAAGTAATGGAACCAACTCCTAGTGCTCGCAAGTTTCCAGACCACTTAGAACTCAATAACATCGACCTCGCACTCAGCAAGAGGATTGTGGTCGATCTATACAGAAGCACCCTAGAAGCCTTAGAGAAGGAAGATGCATGAGCAGATACGACGAACTATTGGAAAAGGCACACGCCAACGCCCTCAACATCGATGAGATCATCGAGTACCTAGAACTAGAGCAGGCACGCCTATGAAACAGGCTTACATCGTCCTTCTAGCCCTTCTCATAGGGCTATGCGCTCTGGGGTTCAGGGTCACTCATCACCCTGTCTACAGCCACTGCAAGAACACGCCAGATGGCTATACATGCACACTCACCCAATGGAAAGGCAACAAATGAGCATTATCTATAAAGAGATCTCTGGTCGAAGCGTTACCAATATCGGCGCGATCGATCTCATCGCTTCACGTGTTCAATTCAAGGCTAATTCCATGGCTGGGGTAATCTGGGCATCCGACAACATGCAGAGCATGGGGTTCGGTCGACTGGACTATGACCTCGTGGCTCAGATGGGTCATGAGCAACCTGATTATGTCGTGTACTCCTACGGAACACCCATTGCATGGCATCATGTAGGGGGCTGGTCTGTCCCATCGGTTCGCTATTCAGTGACCACCAGCAAGCACCAAGGCATCGTGAGAAGGGCGGTGTTTTCCCTATGAGTACCTTCGATCTATTCCTCTCTCTGCTGGTCGTATGCGGTGCTGTAGCAGGGTTCTGCGTAGTACTAGATCACACCCTTACTCCTGATTCATCTCTGCAGTCTCTGGAAGAAGAGGAGAACTAAGTCATGGCGGAAATAAATCTAAAGCGAACAGTTACATGCACCAAGTGCAAGCCAGCCCGAGAGATTCATGTCCGCTCTGGCTTCGCACACCTCACTCTAAGTACTCACAGCAAGACCGAACATAAGGGAGCAAAATAATGGGTTCAATGCGTGCAATGGAACTTGCTTCTGGCGAGTTTGTTTCGAACATCGAGCAACAGATCTCGATTCACTTCTCTTCCAACTGCTACCCACCAGTGCCTCAATTCATGGTGCCTGTAGCAATCAAAGCAATCGATGCCTTCTATGACGAAGACTACGATCTCATGATCGATCTTCCAGAGGGTGTTGAGTTTCGTAATTCAAAGACAGTATCAGCAAGCAACGTGATCGATGCACTTCGACTCGATGCATGGGTACAGGACGGGGAATAACAATGTGCTACTTCGCAATGGATGGAAACTACGGAGGCTCGCAGTGCTACATCATCGACACTGCTAACTTCACCAACGAAGACTGGGATGACATCGAAGAAGCCAGCGATAGCGAACGCGCACCACTGGCTCTCAAAATCTCTCAAGAGAGGAGCAACTAGTGAGCACTATTACAGCAGGCAAGACAGCAGGTGCACCAGCCAGTAACCAGCATGGCGAGTTTAAGGTGCACTATTGCTCACCAGCACAAGCCAAGTTTATTCAGCAGTTGCTAGATCAACGCATGCATGGATTCAAGATTGACGATGCATCGAAGATCAACAAGCGACATGCCTCTCGTATTATCGAGCAACTTCTTTCATGCCCTAAGATCGAAAGCAAGATCTTGCCAGCGAGTGAGAAGCAGGTGGCTTACATAGAGTCGCTGATAGCATCACGAGCCAATGCTCGGTTACTTCTGTCTCTTCCAACATCGCAACTCAATCGAGACCAAGCGTATGCGCTGATAACTAATCTCACTCAGTTACCTATGAAGCCTGTTGAGTTAGAGGTCGGTGCGTACCTGCATGACGGCATCGTGTACTCAGTGCGACAAGTAAACAAAGAGAGCAAGCGACTTCGTGCATACGAGTTTAATCACGAGTATCGCAAGTGGGTCGTGAACTTTCGCATCATCAATGAGATCAAGCCAGAAGAACGGCTTACTCTTAAGCAAGCATCAGAGTTTGGAGCACAGACTGGATGCTGTTGTCACTGCGGTCGTACCTTGACCGTTCGCAAGTCCATCGTGGCAGGCATGGGCAAGATCTGTGCAAGCCGTTACAACTAACCCAACACAATCAAAGGAGCACTACGTGAGCAACAATCTCTTCTCGCTTGTCCCAAGCAGGGATTCACAAGAGCATTACATCGACCGTAACTTCTGCGGTGTCACAGGAGTTGGTATCGCAGACTTCGCCCGTAAGCACAAGATCAACATCCTCAACTCTGGGCATGCTGGCACAGGCAAGACATCCTTCGCCCAGTACTACGCAAGCCAAGCAGGGCTTCCGTATGTATCTCTTCCATCTAACTCGGCACTCAGTGCCAATGAACTGCAAGGCAACTGGGTCTCTCGTAACGGGAGCCTAGAGTGGGTCGACTCGATCTACGTCGATGTATGGCGCAATGGTGGGGTGCTCAATCTCGGTGAGATCGATCAACTTGCGAAGAATGCACAATTCTTCTTCCATCCTGCACTAGACCATCGTCGCACTCTGACACTGACTGCCAATGACTACACGACAGTCAATGCTCATCCAGATCTCGTAGTGATCGCAGACTGGAACCCGATGTATCGTGGGCGTATGCCTCTCTCTGAATCGTGGGCTGATCGCTTTCAACTCAAGTTGCGTTATGAGTACGACCGCAACATCGAGAAGCAATTCATTAAGTCAGAGTCACTGCTTGATCTAGCCTTCGGCATGCGTTCACAATCACGCGGTGTCGATCTCGGGCAGTCAAGCAAGGGCACAGTGTTCGAGACTCCCATCACTCCTCGTATCTTGAAGACCTTCGAACTTGTAGCGAAGGAACTCAACTTCGATCTTGCTTGTGAAGTGTTCACCAATAACTTCACGGACGAAGAACGACCTGCAGTGAAGATGCTCCTTGAGGGTGCATCATGGAACATCAAGGAAGATCTCAACATCTCGCAGGAGAAGATCACCACTAATTACGCCAACGTATAAGGAGAGCCATGAAGCCCAACGTCACTGACCTCGGACAGATCGCTAAGATCTTCACAGAGGGTATCGAACAGATCAGCAAAGAGACCCAAGAGCAGGAGGAGAAGCGCAAGCGCATCGAGCGATTCGTTGGATTCTTCTCCCGTGTTAACTCTGCGTTTACCTTTCGACCTGTCACAGTGACGGTCGAGCATGCACAGATCAAAGCACCAGCATGGTCTGGGTCTGACACGGTGACCTTCAATGCCAATGAGATCGGGGAACTTAATACTCCCGAGTCAATCGCTGGCATTAAAGGTCTTGATCTTCATGAGGTCTCACACATCCTCTACACACCACGCGAGTCCAGTGACATCGTGCAGTGGGTCATCGACAACCGATACTGGGGTGCATTCAATGCTCTAGAAGATCAGCGCATCGAGTCATTCTTCACTAGCAAGTACCCATCGACTGTCCCATGGTTCACTGCTGTTATCTTGATTCACTTCAAGAGCAACGATGAGATCTTCGCCAAGTCCTACCCACTGCTCTGCGGTCGTAAGTATCTTCCCGTAGAACTTCGTCGTCAGTCTCGTGCCCTATACCCAGAGCATGAGAAGGTGTCAGAGTTTCTATCGATCGTGGATTCTTATCGTACCGTAGTGTTCCCTGCTGACACTGAGAAGGCTAAGGAACTCATCAAGAGTTACCACGACCTCCTTCCAACTAGTGAAGACGGTGAGGGTGAGGGTGAGGGTGAGGGCGAGGGTACAGGCAAGAAGTACAAGGCAGTAAAGGGCGGTATAGGTGACGAGAATGGCACTCCGATCTCAGTCATCGACCCCTTCGGTCATGGCTTGCGACCAGTTGAAGGCATCGAGTCATCGAACTCTCGTCCAGTACCTCCACGCCAGCAGACACGGGAGCGTGATCGCATGCTGGGCAAAGATGTCGAGGGGGATGATCTACCGATCACTCCATCTGAGAAGCCACCAATGATCGTAGATGCAGATGACATCGACTGGTCGGACTTCGACAGTGATGACGAAGAAGTAACTCCTGATTCTCCTGCGGGCGATGATGAAGTTACTCCTGACTTAGAGGGAGATGATGCAGAGGGCGATGCAGAGCAGAGCGATACTCCATCACTGACTGCAGGTGCTGAGGCTGGGGTAATGATCGAGACGATTCTCGGTGACCTTCTCAGTGAGTCTGGGGTGGCACAAGAGATCGATGACATCATCCGTATCATCAGTGGACTTCCAACTCTCGCATCAAACAACTCCAAAGAGCCAGAGCGTGCTCGCTGGAATAACCTCGTGCCAGATTCAGCAACAGTAGAAGCATCACGATCATTCGGTCGTGAACTTGAGCGGTTGCGTATCGAACACGAACCCAACTGGGACAGGTTCGAGAACTCTGGTCGGGTCAACATCGGTCGCCACATTCAGGGCGAAGCATTCGATACGATCTTCGATCAATGGAATGAGGGGCGTGAAGATGCGACTGACATCGAGTGCGTGATCGCTCTTGATAACTCTGGAAGCATGAGTGGCACCAAGATCGCTAACGCGAACCGAGCCATGTATGCAGTTAAGAGAGCACTAGACCGTATCGATGCCAGCACTACGGTGTTGACATTCGATGACCAGACTCGCGTGCTCTATCGGGGGAATGAGAAGTCAGATTCTTCGATCAGGGATGCATTCAGTGGTGGTGGAACTACACCAGACTATGCGATCAAGTATGCGACCAAGTTACTAGCAGAGTCAGAGCGTAAGGTGAAGGTGTTCTTCATCATTACAGATGGAGCATGGTACGGAGATCAGAGAGAGAATCATGAGGCTATCGACCGCATGTCTCGTGCTGGTGTCTTGACCTCCTTCGCTTACATTCCAGAGACAACTTATGACTCATTCAGTCTGACTGCTGAGTCAGCGCACCACTGTGAAGTCGGTGCCATCATCAGCAATCCGTTTGACATCGTAACCATGGCAAGAGCCATCGTTAAGTATGCGATCTCTCGTCGGCTAGTTAACGCGTAACTAATAAGTGTGGGGCGTGATCGTGGGGTCACGCTCCCTATCTCAAAGGAGAATAAATTGAAACAAGGCGATCTTAAACTTGGCGTAGAGTACGCAATCATTCCATCATGGGACTATTCCTCAGCAGAGAAGAAGGACATCAACAAAGTAAGACGGCGTGATGTCGCCAAGGCAAAGTTAGTTAACTTAGATAAGTATGGCTATGAAGTAGTGCGATCTGGTAAGCCAGATGATCTCAACTTCGAGCCAGCCGAGGCTGGTGCTCGCTCTATCGGATTTCTCGTGGAGTCGGAGCAGTGGGCAACGCAAGGTAACGGGACAGTGTATTGGCTCAGTCGTCCTCAGGACATCGTCAGTGAGTATGCGGTTCTAGATGCTAAGTGGTCAGAGGCAGAAGCAGAAGCCAAGCGCGTAGAGGAGGAGATGAAGCGTGACCAAGAGGAACGCAATCGTGTAGTACGTGAGGCAGAGGAACGCAACGAGCGAGTCTCTAAATCAGCGATCGATTCTCTTCGTACCATCATCGGTGCTCGTGCAGATACCGTCGAGGTTCGGAGTGAGAATACTCGCAACAAGTCTGGCGATTATGTCGCAGTGACTAGGTTTGCAATGGATGCCACCACACTGCAGGTGCTTATTGAGAAGGTAATGGAAGCGAGGGATTTAGCACTATGAGTAAATACCTAGATGAAATCAAAGACCTGCGTACAGGTTCAAGCATTTACACGATCGGTTACGTAGACCACACGGGTCAGGTGCATAAGACTGCCCAGAACCAAGTCACTCGCACCACTACAGTGGGCTATGACATTCAGGAGGAGGTCTATAAGGACTTTACTCTTGTCACTGAGACAGTCGAACGAGAGTGGGAGTATCTCGTCAACGAAGATGGCTCTATCATGACGGGTAATTACTACACCAAGGACTCTGTGACCATGGAGAGGGGCAAGGGAGATGGCAATAAGACCCGTTTCAAGCAGTCATGGTCATACGCATGGAAGACAGGGACAGAACTACCTGCAGATCTAAAGTACTACAACAATAACTCTACATTCTGGAGATTGTTTCCTGCAGACTCTGCAGTTAAGTCGATTAAGAAGGCTAAGGTTCGGTTAGACCTAGAGTCTTTGGGTGAGGCACAGCGTGAGTTAATCACGAAGTTAGTAAACGATCGACTCTATGACCATCAGGCTGTAGAGCCTTACAACGTCAAGATCAATGATTTGGTATGGGTACAATCTCTGGCAAAACTACGCCAAGGAGTAGTAGTCCAAACTCAGGGGCGAAAGTTTGTTGTGGCTTACAGTGTTCCTTCCAACAGAACTCTGATTCGATACAAGTCATTGCCTCTATCATCGCTTCGGGTTCAAAAAGATCTTTTGAATACTAACCAAAAACATAACTTCCAGAAGGTAGGAGACTAACTATGAGCAATTTAATCGACAAGCAGAAGTTACTTACTGCTCTCAATACTCATCTGACTAAGATAAAGGAGGATGAGACCACGGACTCAGAGATCATCGAGTCGTATTCAGCAATTATCGAGTACATCGAAGGTGAGCCAACGATAGAGATCTCAACCGAGATTCAATTTAAAGATCTACCTTCAAGATTGCAAGATGAAGTCACTACCTACGCCATTAGTAATGCGATTGCAACAGTTACATGCGATTACACAACTGGAGGCTATGAAGTAATAGCAAATGAACAAGTAAGCGCATGGGAACCTTTCGAAAATTACGATGCAGAACTTCTGGAAGATACGGCACGCAGTTTTGAGACAGCATACCGAGATGCTTGGCTGGCTGGATTCAATGCTGGACATACCTCTGAAAAGATAGGGGTAGATGTATGAGCAGGATTACTGAGGACGAGTGGTACACCGTCTATAAGCCTGTAAAGAACCCTATCAATCTCGATGCTAACTGGTGGACTAGTGAAGCAGGCGGTGGGATTCTCTTTGAAGCACAGGGACAAGATCTTGAGTATGTAATAAGTCAGATCGATACAAACAAAGTATGGTCTCTCATCGATGATGGTGACAACCGCACAGTGTGTGCTGGCTATTCACTGGTCAATCGTGAGGGGTACTTCATCACAGAGAACCCATGGACAGATCTCAGTGACCACTGGGTGGTTTGGGATTCCTCGCTATGCAGTGAATGTGATGAGACAGAAGATTCATGTGAGTGTAAGAATGCATGAGTTTATTAATTGGGTCATTCATCATTGGTGGGATTTTATTTTAGGAGTATGTTGCGTACTTCTCTTCATAGGATAAGGATAAGTAACTTCATGGGATACGTAACAGCGCAAAGAGTTACATTGGGTCAACTTGATCTTTGTGATTCATGCAATAACGAAGGTCTTAAAGAGACTGGTAAGTACATCACCAATACACAGGGAGAGCCTGTGATCTTCTTCTGCTTTAACTGCAAGAAGAACTTAACCAACTAGATTTATCGGGCTGGGGTCAACATGGATTTATACACATTTGCCATGAAGGACGGTCATGATCGGTAGCCTTACCGTAGCCGTACCTGCCCCTACCCGATTTCCAATTAACAAGAGTAGGAGACATATGCGTAGAAGTATTTACAAAGGATTTGAATGGGATGCAAAGGGTGAGGAATACACATTCCTATGCTCTGCCTGTAGCACAGACTTGTATGCCCCCACTCTGACTGAGATACGAGATGCACAATTTAGACACACTAGAAGCAGTAGATGCTTAGGAGGGTATTAAGTGAATGATGACATCCTTGACGAGTCGCTATTCGATGACGACTTCAACAGTGAGCCAGAGTGTAACTGTAAGTGTGGCTGTACTGTCCCAGTACAAAGGCAATGCCCTGACTGCTCTAAAGATAACGGTCACCAAAACAACAACGGTTTACCCGAGTATGACTACCTTAACGAGATCACCCTTAAAAGAGTTGGAGAGCATTAGATGATAATTATGAAACTGATAAGACGTGTATGGGATGACGCATGGTTCGTAGAGAAGGTCTTGATCGTAGTCTGGACAGTAGATCTCCTCTATTACCCGTTTACTAGTCATGTAAATTGGTGGCTGGTTGCATTCGATGCATCGATGCTTGTGCATGTTGTAAGAACTATCATGATTCGTAAAGTTGTAGAGACACTAAACATCCTGTTAAAAGTAATCAAGAGTGGGAGTAAGCAATGACCAAAGATCAATCAGATGCAATTAAGGGACTGACTCTAGCAACAGAGTTTATGAAGATCACTCATGGATTCAAGGTAGAGTCTGCTCGTGAAAATCCTTTGCCAGAAGAGATCACAGAACACCTAGCCAATGCTCGTCTAAAAGAGATCTCAGAAAGAGAAGGTATAGACGGAGAGTTACTCGTCTGGGGATTACTTAAGGTTGTGGAGTTACTTATGCTTTCCAACGATGTGATGCCAGATGATCTATTCGAGTCTTTAGATGGGCTTATTGCAATCAACAAAGAGAACCTCAAATGAAAGACAATCGAAAGAGAGCAACTAAGCATGGACGAATGGCTAACATATTCAGACATCGCAACTTTATCGGGTCTAAAGACAGGCACGATCAAGCAGAGTCGAAAGCGTGGCACCCTTCCCGAGCCGTCCCAGTACGTAGGCAAGACACCAATCTGGAGCAAGCAAGTAGTTGACCATTGGATAGCGACAAAGAGAAGAAAGACACAGTGAACCCTAAGTGTGGGAGTTGTAATCTCCCCATACAGGGAGAGCCTCAAGTAATTGGGGCTCTTACCTTTCACAAGGTAGAGGAATGCGGAAAGATCGAATACTTAAAACCTCGTGTATCAAAGATTCGCAGATGAACTAAGCACTTACGGCAAGATAACTATTAAGTAACTTGAAGTAACTCCTGGCCTAAAGACTGAGTTAGTTGTATCGCCTGTAAGTCCCTGTAGTTGAGTACCTATCCACTATTTATGTGGTGTCAGTTTTTGACTTTATCTGTATTGATTAGTAATGTTTGATTCTATTAACATGTAAAGGGAGGTGATGTTTATGGCTTATGTAGTAACTCGTGGTGACAGGTTCACCGCCTATTACCGACATGCTGGTAAGCGTTGCTCTGCTGGAACATACAGCAACCGTTTAGAGGCTGAACGTGCTGGCACACTGGCTGAACTACTAGACAGTGCTCCCATGGTTAAGGGGAAGTCTTTTACCTTAGGTTCTTATTTTGATAAGTGGATAGTTGGAGCAGATCTTATGCCCATCACTAAGAAGAACTACACACTGCTATTTAACAAGCACGTACGCCTTAACATCGGTGGTTATCCCTTGGAGGCTATACATCGTCGTCATGTAGTAACGCTCCTATCTCTGCTTAAATCTAAGGGGATGCCAGCCTCTAGCCGTTCTCAGATCAAGGCATGTATCGGGTCGATGTATCGATCGGTTCTGGAAGAAGAACTAATTCAGGGCGAGAATCCTGCTCATGGCATTGCTATCCCCCAGAATCAACCAAACATCCAGAACATTCTAGAGCCTGAGGATTTTAAGAAGATACTTTCAAATTTAGCAAACCCAGCGTCAAAGTTACTTGCCAAGTTTCTGGTATCTAGTGGATGTCGCTTCGGTGAAGCAACCGAGATCAGGGTCAAGGACTTTAACTTCATTACTGGCGAGGTATACGTCCAGCGTAGAGTTAGCGATCTGGGAGCCTCGCATAATAACGGCGAGAGGTTCAGAGTAATAGAGGGTACTAAATCAGGCAGAAAACGCTCTATAACCCTATCTAAAGCCCTAATACATGACATCCAAGCCCATGTCACGTCTAACTCTCTAAGGAAAGAAGACCTGCTCTTCCCTAGAACCATTGTGTTAACAGCAGGTAAACTGGAATCTTCACGAGGTACAGCAAGTCCCCTAGGGTCATTCTCTAAGGGAGGAAAACTGTTCGACCATGGAACTCTCTATGCATACACGCATGGAGCCTGCAGATGCCAGACCTGTGGCGAAGCGGTACGCAAGTACCGTCAGTCCAAGTCAAAGCCTAAGCCCATGATAGACGAAACAAGTCACTTGCCTCGTGAGGTATGGAGAACCGAATGGAACAAAGCAATAGACAAATCAGGAATCGGATGGACTCCTAGAACCCACGACCTACGGCACGCTAACGCCACCCAGTTGTTAAAGAACGGGGTGGACTTGCACGAGGTCAAGGAACGTCTAGGTCACCAGTCGATTAAGACGACAGAGCGGTATCTCCACCGTATCCGTCACCAACAGTCAACGGCAGGGGAACTTACCAATGACTTTATGGAGTGAAATGACTATAAAACTAACCAACCGTGGGAAGGTAGTACTGGTAAGCCTACTCACTAGTCCAGCCCTCGCAATAGCGATAGGACTAGGGATAGCAACCCCAGCACTAGCCCCAGCCCCAGCACATGCAATTACCTTAGGGAAGTACTTCGGAGCCAAAATCCTCACGGATAGAGACCTCGTACAACTTCTTAAAGCGACTGGGTTCAAAGGAATCCACCTCAAAGAAGCATGGGCAATAGCAAAGAAAGAATCACAAGGACATCCCCTCGATTACAACGGGAACTGGCATACAGGAGACAAGTCTTACGGTCTCTTCCAGATCAACATGCTGGGAAGCATGGGAAATGCTCGAAGGGGGTACTACGGTTTAGCGAGTAATGCAGAACTGCTAAATCCTGTGACTAATGCCAAGATCGCTTATCTAATGAGTGATGCTGGCAAAGACTGGTCAGACTGGAAGGGTGTAAACCAACCTGTAGTAAAGTACTACATGGAGAAGTACCCGTACAAGACACCAATCCACAAGATAAACAAGAAGCAGAAGCAATAGGAGCAGGGAAAGCCACCCCGAAAGGGGTGGTGATCTCTTAGGGGGAAAATGGATAAGCCTAGAGATAAATACAAGGACTACATGATCGCCAAGCACAAGAGCGAGTACCCACAGCGTAAGAAATCGTGGAGTAGTGAGTCCCTTAAAGACAACCCTACATGGGAGCAAATGGAACTTGATTTAGGCATAACTTTTCCCACTGCTACAAAGACTAATTCCTATCCAAAGTTTCCTAAGTCACCTTACACAGTAGATGAGTACGAAAAGTTTTTCTTTAATGTTCTAGCCCCGTTGGGATGGAAAAATGAAGATGGTGAGTTTGTTACTTTGGTATGCAAAATTTGTGATGACAGGATTATGACCATTGAACGTCACATGATTGGAACACCAAAGGTAATTCTCTTGCGAGAAATGGCATTTCCATCCAAATGGATAGGTAAGCACAACTTAGTGTGTAGTGGAGTCATAAATGAATAGTGATGATGTTTTAACACCTTCCTACTATTCAAATGGTGAAGACATTGTTTACTGGAAGTACTGGGCACCCATGGGTTGGAAAGTGGGTCTAACAAGTAGATCTAAGGGGGAGTTATACATTTTACAATGTGAGTATTGTGATGGGATTATAAATGTACAAAGCGTAAACGCAGATTCTTATAAGATTAGTAAGTATCAAAGGAATCTAATTTCTTCCCATGAAAAGGAATGCGAGAAGTTACATGGAGATGCCTGACCCTCTAGATCCTAATATAGAAGAATTCTTAGGAAATAATATGAAGGAATACCTAAGAAATAAAGAATATCTAAATAATGTCTCATATCGAATCAATGAGTATGGGAATGCCGCCATTACAAACAACACTGCTCCTTTTGGTAATTCCACTTACATATCCAATAGCGTTGGTGGATCTTACACACCTAGTAATACTGGTGGTTCATCAAGACTAACCACAAACTACGGTAGTTTAGAAGAAAGAAGTAAGTTCTATTGGCAATCTTTGGCTCCAAGTAAATGGAGAGCAATAGACGACTTTACGCGCTTCTATTTTCAATGCCCATGGTGTGATCTAGTGATAGAAGAACTGGGGTATGACTTGGCATGTCAAAGGAAAGAATCTGGTGCTTTAGATATGAACGTTAACGCTGCTCAACAGCAGTTAGAGATACATGAAAAGGTATGTTCAAAAGACGAAAGTTCTAGGGAGAGTTAAATGCCAGCAGGGTATGCGTATCAGTGTGATAACTGTGAGAAGTTGTCTATGTCGAGTCCGAACATGGACCTTGGAAGATTACATGAACAACCTAAGGACTGGTGGTATCTAGGAGGTAACATAACTGGGGAAGGTGTTAGGGGATCTACGCATTGGTTTTGCAGTCTGCAATGTGTAAAGGAGTTTGCTAAATCCTATGAAAAGACTCCAGAGTTACTTACACCCTCATCCACTGTAACTACAGAGCCTGATTTAATTAGAGATTCAACGGTTAACTTGCTAGTACAAGCACTAGTTAAACACAAAAAGAGTATTGATTGGGGAGACTTCTAACTAACGCATTAAAAATAGGGGCGTAGATTTCTACACCCCTTAACAATCAGTTGCTTAAATACATTACATGTATCTTAATTTTAAGTCTTTGTACTTGTCTTTAGAAACAATCTTAGGATCAACCCACCAATCCTCAAATTCTCTCAAAGGCCATCCAGGAGCATCTACCATCACATTCTCCACAGCAAGTTCATAACCAAAAGATGTAAGTAACTTCTTTTGCTCTTCTTTTACAGCGATATTCTCTTCACTAAAGTAAAGATCGTGCTCGAATGTAATGACGGAGAACCTGTAGTGTTCTAATGGCACTTGCTTTAATGCTTTTAGTGTCTGACTTGCTGGCTCTATATCTACTTGCAGATAATCGATTTGTTTAGGAAAGTTATGGTCTACGAAGTAAGACAGATAGTCAAAGTCTGTTGCATCGGCACAGATACATGGGTTGTTTCTGTTGGAGTTGTACTCTCGGGCGTGCTCTAGAACGATCTCTAGAGCCATACCCTTCCAGTCATACCCGCCTTCGAGTAAGTAAGTATTGCTAGTCTTACGAGACTCGAAGGCTCCAATCTCAACATAGTAGCCATCACGCTTCTCGTCTAACATATTGAGAACAAATGACTCTTGCCCTGCCTCGCTATTGCTGTACGGAAAGTACTTCATTGGTTATCCTTAATAAGTTTTACTTCACATGCGTCCGTCGTGCAGTAGGCTTCTCCAATGGCATCGATCGCCATACCAGCATACACACCAGCAAGATCGATAGGAAACAGTTTCATGATTCCCTCGTCTGTGTACTGCTGTTCAGTAATCTGTGTGTAAGGCATCTGTGGATAAGCGCCGTTATCCATCATTGGTAGGAATGACACCGTCTTAAGTTGTCCATCGTACATGTGGAGTGCAGTGCCGATAGCCTTAGCCTCAGTCTCAGGATCAAACGAGACAGTTACAGAGACAGAGTTATCCGACCAGTAGCGTTGAGCGGTAGCAGCAAGAGCCATCTTCTCATAGATAGATACTTCCTTTTCAGATCGCTTGGCTTCACTCTTGATTGGAAAAAACACAACAGAAGTTCCTTTAGGGTCTTCATTTGCTGGTTCCACACGGTAGTTAGCCATTTGAAAAAGGGGAAGCATTGGGTCATTATTACGGAAACGAATGGCTCGGTTGAAGTACTCGCCACCTACAGTCCAGTGAACTCCTGGGGACTCACCAGCAAGGATAGAGACTGTTCCCGATGGCTTGATAGTCGTGGTCTTAATCGACTCACGGATACCCAACCACTCAGAGTATGTCTTATCGTAATTTTGGATTGTCTTGTAACCCTCATCCATCCAAGTACGAAGTACTGGCAAACCACGATTATCCGCAAAATTAGCCACTCCTGAGATCGACGTACCAATACGACGATTACGTTGCATGATTGCGTTCGTATCTTCCCAGTGAGTAGGGATCAGTGTTACGGTCTTGGCGTAGAGATACGCAAACTTAAGGGTTCGCTTAAAGTCTTCTAGATCGGTGTGACGATTTAAGTAGGTCTCTACCAAAGTACAGCACTCATAGGATTCAAGAGACTGTTCGGCACAAGGATTGTATCCAGCGATACGCCAGTCCTTGTTATTTTCTGGGTCTGCTAGTCGCCCATACTTACGGCTAAGATCCATCCAAATAACTCCTGGCTCACCATTTCTGGAGATTCCTTCAATAATAGGCGATAGATCTTGACCTACAGATACTTCTACAGAGTTATTCGACATCCATCCAAATGCGGCACGTTCTGGGTACAGATCGTAGTTCTTGAGGTTAAGGAACTTTTCATCATCGATACGTCCCATAAGTAACTCGGCTGAACGACGGACGTTTCCAGAAACTACACATACGCCGATTCGGTTACCAATATCTGCGATATCCGTGCGAGTAAGTAACTCCCCTGCACGGCCCGCAAACATCTTAGTTACTTCATCGTGGAATTCGACGAGGGAATCGGGACCAGCCGCAGTTCCACCGAAGGTCTTGATTGGCTCTCCTGCTGGTCGGATCTGCGAGTAGTCGAATACAGGGCGCTTCTGATCTGGCTTAAGGAAGGAATTGAGGAGGGCGCTTGACGACTCGACCCAGCCTTCTCGGGTGTCTGGAATGACATAAGTAGTTTCTCCTTGTGGTTCATAGATGGTGAATTCTTTGTCTGCTCCCTTAGCATCGAAGCCCACACCTACCCCAAGCATAGATGCCTCCATAAGGAATGCAAATGGCTTGGCTGGATCGATCTTGGTCATTGAGGCGGTAGATACAAAGGCACAGTTTTGTAGGGCTGCTGAGTTGCGTTGTTCATTGACTATCTTGGTACCCATAACCCACAGCCCACGACCTGGTGGTGTCCACTTTAGATCGAATAGTCGATCAAAGGCTTCCTTGGCGGAGGAGGCTGCTTTGGCATCTGACCATGGTAGACGGTTCAACTTGGCATGATCCTTCTGCAGTGAGTACATGCCATTGATGACTCGCTCGCATACATCTACCCAGGTCTCTTTGGTTCCATCATCTTTAAGCCGAGAGTAGGTTCTGAGAAAAGTAATCTCTCCTACTGAGTTTCCTGCGGCATCTCGGTATCCAAAGGGCGCTTTCTTTGCCCGATACGGAGCCACAAACTCGTTGGCTAATTGGAATGAAAACATGGACATATAGGTAACCTATTTCTCTAATTGTTTAAATACCCCTTGTGGGGAGTCCCTTATTGTGAGGGGTCTGAACTTACCATTCACCTGCTAATAAGCAAGTTCTGCAACTTGTTGGATGGGTCCTAAAGTTAGTTAGAATGCGACCACCCTGTTTCAAGTACTGGGTGACGCTGTTATCAGATCACTCTATTCTTCAATAGAGGACTGGATGATCCTTGTAACACTGTCTTCTTTTAGTGTTTCAGGTAGATCTCGCAGGGCTTGAGCACGATCCCCAAAGATTGCGGAGAGTACTCCTCCCGAAGATTGACGGCTTGCAGTGATCTGAATGAACTCCTTATTGGAATCCATCTCGTTTACATTGGCGACGAGTTTCATCAGTCGATCCACCTCTTGACTGAGGTTAGGATCTGCGTATCCACCGTTCATTTCTTCTGCAAATCGCATAAATGCCACTCTTTGACCCTGCATTTCAATAATTGCAGTAAGGAGACCCTTGAGTTGTTCCTTAGTCTTTACTTCTACGGGAAGGTTAAACGCACATTGATTGTCAGGTTTGAACGCTGGGCAGTTAGATGCAACGAAGCAACTATTGCACTGACGAAGGGAACTCTGTTGCGTATGGACGACTGGGACCTCACGCAAGATGTCTTTGCCGTCATCATCTGTCTCAACCACAGTCTTCATCTTGTAACCAAAAACTGGTAGGTTTGTCATCTCTTCAGGGTCTCTTATTACCACTTCAGTAGCAATATTTTTCCGTACTTCAGGGGCACTGTTATCAGAAGGCATACCCCCAAATTCCATCATTAACCCTGTGTATAGGTCATCACTGTTATCAGATACTTCGGTGTTTTTACCACCCTCAATGACATGTAGATCAGGCTTTTTCTTATCCATCGATGACTCCAATTGCTTATAAGACCAGACCGCTACTCTAGTCGCTTCGAGGGTACTATCTTCTTTAAATGCTAAATAGTCTAACCCAGCCTTCTCCACTACAGCCTTGTAACGGATGCGTGCTTGGTCCTTCATCTTCTTGGGATACCGCATCAGTTTATTGTTATCCCAGATGATTGTCTCTCCTCTACGCATAGGGGAAATCCAGGAAAGGGTACTGGAGGTTGTAAACGGTATCTGCCTGAGGTTATCTGGCTTGGCGCAGTTTAGAGCGTGGAAGGTAGTCCCGAACTGTCTCTCATACATTCTGGTGAGATATGCTAAGTTAGTTACTGCCTCGATAGTCTCGTAGGGAATGGCGATGTTCTTGTAACTTTGAGCCATCTCCTTGAGTTTAGGTAGTCCGTAGGATTCGTGCCAGATGACCCATAACTTGGGATCTCCAGCGAAGAAGGGTCGCTGATTCTCTACCCATTCAAGTCCTAGAACTGTCGAATCAAACTCTTGAAAGCCTGTAGCCCTGTCTGCATTATTGACTAGGAACTCTTGATAATCCGCAGCCAAACTAGTGAGTTCAGCCCTTGAGAGACCAGCCTTATCCGCTTGAGCGGCACCTGATTCGATATACACACTTACAGATTTTGGGAAATGTTCCCCGATAAGCCAGTCTTTTGTCTTGGGCAATCCACGCTTACGAAGAGTCCAATAGTTGAGTCCCATCGACTCAACCTGTTGTCCTTCTAAGAGCGTTCTATTTGAGCCGATTTCCGCCCCACTAAAGATGATCTTAATCGGAGTACTCACCGATCTCATGCTGAGGTCTCATACGATCTTCTGATCTAGCCCTGTTAACTCTATCTACAGACTCTTCAATCTCTGCCCATTTACGAAGTTTGGAGGGTGCATCTGGGCGATTCTCTATACGGGCGTATGAAGGGTGAGTAAATAGTACTGTAGGAACTCTCTGCTGTTCAAACACCCAAGCACACATGGCTGGATCAGCATCTACATACAACTCAACGGGTGCTCCGTGACGGGCTGTCTTGAACTGGCGCTTAGTTAAATCATCGCCTTCAATTCCTACTTCTTTAGTAATTAGGTCATCATAACCGATGATTCCATGTGAATTAAGCCAGTTCTCTGCATCAGCCTTGTTCTTTGACGTGATGATTACAACACGGTTACTTGTGTTTAAGGAGTAATACAGCATGACTCCAGACATGATGGGATCTCCGCTGTCCGAACTTAGTACGCCATTTAAATTCAACAATATGTTCACGAGTTATCCTTTTGCTCTGTATGTTGCCGCTCTACGAATCAGTGTTTGAGTATCTGGTAGTTTTACGCCGTAATTCTCTTCTGCATTTCCTTCTTTGTATGCCTCAAGGTACTCGTGCATTTTACGAAGTGCTGGGACAGTTCCGTACTTCTTTCCAGCCTGCCACCTGTAGTTATAGAAGTCCTCATAACCCATACCACCCTTGCTAAATGCGTACTTACGGGCATGGTGAATGTCCTCATATAAAGCAGATCCTTGTTCTAACGATTGCTGTAATCGATTTTCTGCATTACGTCTAGATGCATCGTTTTGAGAGTTTTGCAAGTCAGTAAGTGCTTTGGAGTATCTGACTGTGATCTCCTTGGCAAACTTTGCATCACGCTCTGCGTGTGCATCCCATACAGGATTTTGTGGTGCTCCTTGATGCGAGGGTGTAACAGTCCACTCATTATGGGTAAGATCATACGCTGCATAGGGATTAATACTGCGAATGTCTGTTGCTCCTGGGTTTACATAGAAAGTTACTTCATACCCATTCCAGTCAGCAGTTTCTGGATAAAGATGTTCACGAAATTCTTCATTCAACATTTGGCTGATTTCAGCGTCGCCTAATCCCACGTATTCAGGATTTGCACGGCGGAATTGCACGTAATCAATCCCAATCAATACATCAAGATCACCAGGTTCACGGGCGGCTGACCACTGGTAAGAAACCCCAGATCCAGCGATCCAAACATGTGTCCATAGGTCTGCATGACGGTAAACCTCATGAAGAAAATCAAATAAGACCTGCAGGATGCCGTTGCGTACCCAGCCCTTAAGTTGATTACCCGAAAATAACTTGGGGTCTAGATCAGCCTCTGGTGCTGAGAAATAGGAAGTAGCGCCCTGTTCCAGATCAACTGGTTGGACATACTTACCTAGACCATCTGGGCGATTCATCCCTCAAGTCTATTGGGTTTATTCGGTTGTTATGCCTCTATCGCTCAATGCATCCTTTATTTTTAAAGGAATTTCAGCACTGGGACTAATAGGGGTAAGACTTGCCACTACAGTCTGAGCAATGCGATTTACTAAAATGTGGGTTTCAATCTCTGTGCAGAGTTCCTTACAGGTTTGAAAAACATCGTATGTAGTCGCTGTCCTAGCAAGACCTGCTGTAGGGGCTGTTGTAGGAAGGGTAGTAATCGTTCCGTCATCTTCAACGGTAACTAAGAATTGGATTTGTGCCATTAGATTTGTCCCAGTAACTTTCTCTTACGTTGTGCCACAGCGACCGCCACTGGGCAAAAATCACAGAGATAGGTCTTTGGACCTGCCTCATCCTTGTAACTCCCTAGACCTTCTGCTTTACGTTCTTTTACTGTTTTAGGGATTAGCATACGGTCTTTTGCATGCCAATCAGAACATCCATTTGAGGGCTTATTATGGCGACCGTAGCATTCCATCGCTCCATCCATAAATGATGATCGAGATTCATAAAATGTGTCATCGATCTCTGCAAGTCCTGCAGATCCACCACCCTTAAGTTGACGGATGATCTCTCTTTTGGATTCTGGCTTTGCCCAGATTCTAAGCGGCAAAACGAAGAGTTTACCCTTGTGGGGTTCTCCCGAAGGAAACACGTGTGTCTCACATGCGATAGCGAGTAGGTAGTCTGTATCGGATGGACCCTCATAAGGAGGTAATTCATCCAGTGTTCCACAGACAAGGCAATACAGCAGACGGAATAAAGGGTCTGCTTGAGGTGGTCGTTGTCCGAGTAGAGGTACGTCTGCCATGTAATGCTCCTTATTAGTGCTAGGAGACAAACCTACAAAACCCTATATGGGTTGTAAGGCTAAACTATGAGTTACTTGCCAAACTTTCCTGGGCGACGTCTTAATTCTTTGTCTAATTGACCCATATAATCGCTTGAAATACCTGAGTCCA